AGAATCGCGCTTCAGGTCCATCTGGTTGAAAGAACGTAGTCATGTCATCTCCTAGTGCAATAGTACGAGAAGCCAAGGGATCATGATCATCGCCACACCGCCCGCCAGCATGGCGAGCTTGATGAGTATGACTTCGTTGGCTGACGGGATGGCGGGATCGTGCTCGTCGAGGTATGTGTATTTCATGTAGCTAGACTAACCTTGCGTGTCGAGCATGTCAACTAGGGTTACATGCAATCCAACTTGCTGTGCATCACAGTTCTTGCTATTGTTTGCCGCATGGATATCAAAGAGGTCGTGGATTACTACGGCAGTCAGAACAAGCTGGCCAAGGCGCTCGGCATCGCTCGGCAGAATATAACCCGCTGGCTCGAAGAGGGATGTATTCCGCTGTTGCAGCAGTATCGACTTGAAGAGATCACGAAAGGCAAATTGAAACGTGGAACGAAAACTCAAGGCAAACGTGCGTAGGGCCATCGCGGGCCCTAGTCTTTACCCGTGTCATCTATTGGCGCGACTGTGGTACGGCTACCTGGCGATGCGACAGTGAAACACCAGTGGCGTTTTGTGGGCGGTGCCTACCGCTGTCAGCGGCACGAATGCCGGCGCTGTAAGTTGCAGCGCACCAAGATCGTTCCGACCGAGGGCTTCCCGATTGCGACGTATCGCAGAGCGGATGGGACTGAGGTTCGGGGAACTGCGCCGGTGTGTGCCTATGTGGGCTAGCGTACAAAGTCCTTGCAGTCTTATGTGGGCTAGCGCACATTACATGTTGAGTCTCAACACTTCTCAACATTGGCGATGTACGGCAAAATCTTCCGTCAGATGTACCGAGGAACTTTAGCGACGGTTGGGCCGTGGGAAGCGCTTGTCACCTTCCAGCAGCTCATTGTTTTGGCCGATCAGGAAGGCGTCGTGGATATGACCATTGAGGCCATTGTTCGCGAGACGACCATTCCTATGGAAATCATCCGCAAGGGCGTTGACGCACTCGAACAGCCGGACCCCGAGAGCCGCAATCCCGCCGAGGAAGGCCGGCGCCTTGTACGGCTGCGCGATAATTCCACCTGGGGCTGGCAGATCGTCAATTACAACTATTACCGCAAGCTCAAGCGTGAAGAGGATCGGCGCGACTATCACCGTCAATATTACCGTGAGAAGCGTCGCAAGAGAGTCTCAACAGTTTCAACACCGTCTCAACACTCTCAACACGTTCAACCTATTGCAGAAGCATATGCATATGCAGAAGCAGAAACAGATAAGAAAAAGACAAGTAAGAGTACTACGGCTGCTGCGCAGCCCACTGAGTTCACCGACTTGAAGGCTTTGTATCCTCCAAGGTCCGGAGGTAATCCCTGGCCTCGCGCACTGAAAGCGTGTTTGGCAAGAATCCGAGAAGGTTCCACGTGGAGCGAACTTCTGGAGGGAACTCGGCGTTATCAGTCCTATTGCAGCGCAGCGCACAAGATCGGGACGGAGTACGTGATGCAAGCGGCAACGTTCTTTGGACCGGATAAACGCTATCTCGAGACCTGGGCCTATACCTCGGGTGTGGGCGCCGTGCGCGATTCGAACATTGCTGCAAGCCAGCAATGGCTCAAGGGGAAGCGCCATGCAGCCGGCTGACCTAGAGGAATTTACCAAGGTCATGAACGGGATGGCGGCAATGCGCAAGGCCACCTTGATTCCGGAGGTATTGGATTTGTGGTGGGCTTGCATGGCGAATTGGGCGATTGGAGAATTCAAGGTCGCGGCGATTGAGGTGCTCAAGACCACCGATTTCATGCCGACGCCTAAAGACTTCGAGGATCTGCGCAAAGCAGGCAGACCAACGCCGGGTGAGGCATGGATCGAAGCGCGCAGGCATCTGGTATGGGGACTGCACGGCTACACCCTGCACCAGGATTGTCCGCCGTTGATTGCTCGAACTGTGCGGGCGATCGGGGGTGCCAATGTCATCGGCATGTGCGATGAGAACAAGATCCCGTTTCTCGAAAAACGCTTTTGCGAGCATTACGAGGCGATGGGGGATTCCGATTGGGTACGCCAAACACTCCCGCAGATTGCCGAACCAGATTGGCTCACGTTGCAGCATCTCGTGCTCAAACGGATTGGCAAGTGAAGCCTAAACGCAAACACGGCCCCACCCGCCTCGAGAAGCTCCTGGAGGTGAGCATCCGCCATGACCTCCAAATAAAGCACCTGCGTCAGTTAGTGATGGCTTTAGCGGTGAGATTAGCGGCAGTGGAGCGACCAAAGTGATGTGGTTTGCCGCCACCTGCGACACCTGGCGCTCGGGCGAATATCTGATCTATTCCGGGATACGCGATTATTCAGTCTGGCACTATGGCCGGCGCAGCTACTATTTAGGCCGTACCGCTACCTTTCTGGCAGCGCAACAACTCGCTGAACGTGATGCAAAAGCCTAAGTGCCTCATCCCGCGGTGCAAGAAACCCCAATTCAGCCGTGGTTGGTGCGTCACCCACTATCACCGCTGGCAAGCGCACGGCGATCCCCTCAAAGTCACTTTAAGCCCCTGGCGGCATTTTACGAGGACAACCAAATGATGCCATGCGGTAATGAGGGAGAGAGGACTTTGGCCTATCAGTGCCTGGCGGATGGCCTCACGGGGTTCGAGCAAGAATATCGCTTTGCCCCGCCTAGACGGTATCGGCTGGACTTGGCTTTCCCGGCCCGTCGCATCGGCATTGAAATTGAGGGGGCGGTGTGGTCAAAAGGGGCCCATAGCCGGCCGGTCGGGATTTTGCGCGATATGGAGAAGGGGAATCTTCTGACCTTGTCAGGATGGCGGGTGTTGCGCTATACCCCGGCCCAGGTCGCGAACGGATCCGCTCTTCTCGGACTGAAACAGTTATTGAAGGAGTAGCCCATGAGACGCCTGATGAACAACCGCTGGAAGCATGACCATATCCCCCTCACCCGTGAGGAATGGCGCTCGATCGGCTTCTGGCTGGGGCTTTGCTTATTGGCCGGACTCATCGTGGCGTATTGCCTGTAGCCCTCAATCGGGGTAAAAGTAAGCTTTCACTAGGAGAGAACCGTGCCAGGTAAACCTGAGAATCGCGAATCGATGAAAGGCTCCGATAACCGCCATCCGAAGCAGAAAGAGACGGTCGAGGGCGATATGTACTGTGGATCCTCGAATAGCGATGGTATCCGCTTCAAGGTCCACAACATGCCGGACAAAAGTGTCATGACCCCCGAGGACAAGTAATGTCGGTCAAGCACGGCGACACCCGGGCGATCGTTCGTGCATCCGGCAAGCCGCTGGAGGACCGCAGGGCCGTCACAGGCAGCTCAGGACGGCCTCGCGAGGGGATGGTGATGCGTTCTGGCACCAATGATGTTGCTCGTGTCCTGGGGCAATACAGTCGCAAGGGCAGCGATGTACGCACCTCGGGCGGGATGAACTTCGATGTGTCCGACATCAAGGATGTGTCGATCGGCGCGCCGGGGGATGGGTCGGAGGGCGGTAACATCAAGATGCCTGCGTAATGTTCCAGGAGCACATCGATGCCTGAGCCAGCTAAAGGCGAAAAATTAGGCGAATTCGTCTCCAAGTACATGGGATCGAAGGAAGCCAAGAAGCGCTTCCCGAAGAAGTCCCAACGGGCCGCCGTGGCATTTTCCGAGGGTAAAGAGGCGAAACTCAAGAAATGAGCAATGGTGTACGCCTCGGCAATGAATGCTATGACTCCCTCCCTGCCACCGCTCACCTGCGCTGCCTAAGGGATCATGTCATCATCGAACCGCTCAACTGGAAGCCGAGTAAGATCATTGAGGTTGTTTATACCGGTCGTCCTGTCCGGGGGCGGGTTGTCGCGATTGGTCCAGGAACCTACCCCAAACGCTATAATGGTCCGAAAGGCAAGCGCACCAAATCCTGGGATAGTGCGGCGTTTCGTCCGTGTGACCTACAAATCGGGGATGAAGTCGAGTTCGGCAATGCCCTCACGCAACATGACGGAGAATTCGACGGCCCGTTGCATCAAACCTTCCGCTGGGGCGACAAAGAGATGATTATTTGCCGGGAAGAGGACGTTGCAGGAGTGTGCATATGACCGATGTCAGTGACGGCTGCCTTTACCACGTTTGTTTGCGGGTTGATACCGCCACTGTGCTGGCCGCCAATCCTGAGAAACAATACAAACTCATATCGAGGACTGTTGCACTGCATGGCAAAGATGGCTTTGCGCAAGCATGTGAGGCTGAAATGCAGGAAGGGAAGAGGCTCGAAGCTGCCGAGAAGAGCATTCAGGATTTGGTCAAGATAGGCATTCGTACCCTGCTTGCCGGTCAAAAATTACCTCAGATGATTGACGCAGAGGATGATTTAGAGATTCGGTTGCTTTTATGTCGCAGGGAAACGGTTACTGCATGACTGACATGCAGATCGAAAAGCTCAATTACGGAGCTGAATGCATCGACTTGGACTTCGGTATCATGAATGCGAGGAACCAACTGATCTCGAAGGTTATCAACCCCTTGCTCGATATGATTCTCGCCAAGATCAAAGCGGATCGCGTGGTGGGTGCTGAGTACAAGGTCAGCATCGTGGTGACTTCCACCCGCGACATTGACACAGTGCAATAATGGCCGCCCGCGAACGCAACTGGACGCCGGACAAAGTCCGCCAAAAGATCCGTACCAGTATGTTAATCAATCGCTTGCAAGGCCACGTACTTGGCCGAATCGAGATGAGCAAGACACAAGTTCAAGCGGCGGGGATGCTGCTGCGTAAAACTTTGCCGGATATGATCGCGCAAACCGTAACTTTGAGGCCCTTGGAGCAAATGGCGGATGATGAACTCCTCGCAACCCTTCACGCCATCCGCGGCTATCTCACTAGCCAGGGAATTGGAGCGGGAATGGACGACACGCGAGAACCAACGCGCCTTATCTCGCTATCGACCGTACAATAAGCAAGCGGCGTTCCACGCAGCGGGTAGGGACTATCGCGAACGCCTGTTGATGGCCGGCAATCAGCTGGGCAAGACGCTCGCCGCGGGGATGGAGTATGCGATGCACGCTACAGGTCGATATCCAGAAATCTGGGCTGGAAAGCGTTACGATCGGCCTATCATCGGTTGGGCAGCGGGAATTACTGGAGAGTCTACGCGGGATAATGTCCAACGAATCCTTCTCGGACGACCGGGCGCTTATGGAACCGGGTCAATCCCGAAAGATGCTATCGTCGATATTACCGCTGCTCGAGGCCAACCTGATCTGCAGGATTCAATTAAGGTTCGACATGCAGGAGGGGGTATCTCCCATATCGCCTTAAAGTCCTACGAGAAAGGCCGTGAGAAATGGCAGGGTGAAACCTTGGACATGGTTTGGTTCGACGAAGAGCCCCCGATGGACATTTACTTGGAGGGGCTAACCCGAACCAATTCAACCGTTGGGCCCGTGTTTGTGACGTTTACCCCTCTGTTGGGCATGTCGGACGTGGTCAAGCGGTACTTGATCGACAAGGTACCCGGCACTCATGTGACCCAAATGACGATTGACGATGTGGACCATTACACGCCTGAACAGCGCGCCGCGATTATCGCGAGCTATCCGGAGTACGAACGCGATGCACGCACGAAGGGTATTCCTCAGTTGGGATCCGGGCGAGTATTCCCCATTGCCGAGGATGAAATACGAGTCGATCCCTTTCCCATCCCTGCCCATTGGCCACAACTGGGAGCATTGGACTTCGGTTGGGACCACCCAAGTGCCGCTGTTCGACTCGCTTGGGACCGAGACGCCGACTGTCTGTATGTGATCGCGTGTCATCGGCAGCGACAGCAAACTCCCGCCATGTTCGCCGCCTCCATTCGACCCTGGGCCGCATGGCTCCCCTGGGCGTGGCCCCATGACGGATTACAGCATGACAAAGGCTCAGGCGAGCAGTTGGCGAAGCAATACCGAGACCAGGGCCTGAAGATGATCGGCCAGCGGGCGACGTTTGAGGACGGTACGAGTGGGGTTGAGGCGGGTATTGCCGAGATGTTCGATCGGATGCAGACTGGGAGATTGAAGGTATTCAGTAACTTAACCGACTGGTGGGAAGAAATGCGCATGTACCACCGTAAGGACGGGCTCATTGTGAAGGCCAATGACGACCTGATGGCGGCGACGCGCTATGGGGTGATGATGCGCCGCTTTGCCGAAGTACAGTTCAGGACCGCAGTGCAACCGCAGCGCTCGTTCTCGGGAGCTGGGAATGCGAATTCATGGTTAGGCACATGAACCCCATTCTGTGCCGCCTACCCAAGGTCGAAGGCTGCTTACGGGTCATCGAGCACGTCAACGGCACCTCGGTCTGGCATGAGTTCCCGCTGGCCGAGTGTGTTGTGGTGGCATTGCCGGGACATCCGGTAATGTCGCAATCAGGACAGAATCAAAATCTCAACCCCGTAAAATCGGAGCCTTCTATCCCAAATGCGACAGAGCCTTCTAGGACAGGCTGGGCTACGAACACCATAAAACCTGGCGACAGGTTCACCTTTGAGGATGCAACATGATTCACGCGACTGGCTATCCCCCGCGCACCTTCTGGCTACACATCCGGATGCCCTGGAAGCACACGGTTTACGATATCAACGTGGATGGGCTGGTGAGGCGCTGGGCAACCTATGCGGTGGGATTTAGGTTCTGGCGGTTCTAGATGCCAGCGATTCCGCAAGACCAGGTCAAAGAAGCCGAGACTGACGAGGAAGTCTTTGCTGAATGCAACGAACGCCTGCGGATCGCGGAGGAAGTCGAGGCGCAAAACCGCTTGCTGGCCATTGAAGATCTGGAGTTTGCCGATGGTCAGCAATGGCCCGACGATATCTACAACCTGCGCAAGATCCAGCGCCGACCCACCTTGACGATCAACCACACCGCAACTCTGGTGCGCCGCGTCATCAATAACATGATCCAGCAACGCCCCAGGATCAAGACGCATCCGGTCTCAGATGCCACGATTGACGATGCACGCGTAGCCAACGGCTTGATTAGGCATGTCGAGACGCTCTCCAAAGCCTCGGTCGCCTATGACACGGCGGGTGAAAGTGCGGTACGCATCGGCTGGGGCTACTTCCGTATCGTGGGTGAGTATGTGGATGAGAGGAGCTTCGAGCAGGAGCTGAAGATCAAACCCGTCAGGAACGCACTCACCGGCTATATCGACCCCGCAGCGACGTTACCTGACGGTTCAGACATGGACTGGTTCATCTTCAGCGAGAAGATGAAGAAATCAGAGTTCAAGCGCCAATATCCGGAGGTTGAGCTGAACGATTGGACTCATGGGGGACCGGGAGACAGCCAGCACCAGTGGGAATCGAAGGAAGAAATCCGCCTGGCGGAGTATTACCGGGTCAAAAAGACTCGCGACACGCTGCATCAGCTCTCGAACTTCGACAAGGTCTTTGCGAGTGAGTACACGGCCGAGGATAAGCAGCGCAACAAGCTCGCCGGCATCACGATCGTGCGCTCGAGGCCGACGCAAAGACGCCAGATCCAGTGGTTTCGCATCAACGGCACCAAGGTGGTTGAGAAACGCGATTTACCGGGGCACTGGATCCCCGTCGTGCGGGTGGAAGGGAACGTCCTCGACTTAAATGGCGACGTACGGCGAAAGGGCATGATCCGTGACTTGAAAGATCCGGCCCGATCAGTGAATTATTGGGAAACCGCGAAGGCGGAGAAGTTAGCGCTGTCCTCAAAAGCTCCCTGGGTCATGGCGGAAGGTCAGGCAGATGGGCATCCGGAATGGGACGATGCGAACCAGAAGCCCTATTCGGCCTTAAAGTACAAGATCTTGACCGGCATGGATGGGATGCCGCTCAACATCCCGCCTCCGCAACGTCAGCCGGCGATCGAGGTGGAAGCGGGCTTTGCCGAAGCCGCCGAATCGAGTGCCAAATCCCTCTTAGCGGTCGCGGGGATGCCGCACGAACCGGGCCAGGACGCACCGGGAACCGTTGTATCAGGCACCGCCTTACGTAAACGGCAGGCCATCAGCGATATCAGCCACTTTCAATATTATGACAAGCAGACGATGGCCATTGCTCACGGCGGCACGATCATTTTGGACCTGATCCCGTATTACTATGCCGAACCGGGAAGGATGCAGCGCATTATCGGGGATGATGGCACCCCCGAAATGATGCAGATCAACCAGACACAGGGTATCTCGAACATCATCAAGCACGACATGACGGTGGGACGATACGATGTCGTGATGGATACGGGCCCTGGCTATGAAACGAAGCGTGAGGAACAAGCCGAACTCACCGTGGATTTGATGAAGATCGGGCCTCTTGCGGAGATCGCTGCCAAGAATGGGGCGGATTTGATCTTCCGCGACTTCGGCATGGATGAGATGGCTGACCGCTTGGCCGCGAGTAACCCCGAGGGACTCAAGAAAGCGATTCAGCAATTGCCGAAAGAGGCTCAAGGCATCGTCCAAGCGCTGCAAACACAGCTTCAGCAGGCACAGAAAGCCCTTCAAGCGGCCCAAATCGAGATCAAGACCAAGGGCGATATCGAGCGCGGCTGGATGCAGACCGACATTGCCAAAGCGCACATTGCCGCCACCGTCAAAGCACACGATATCGAGATGCGGGACAAATCAGCCGAACGCGATACCCAGGTGGATTCGCACACCAAGCTCGCGGTCGCTGAAATCGCACAAGCCGGCAAACTGTTGGATAGCCATGTGAAGGGCAATCAAGCGGCACAAGCCCGCTCGGACGAGTTCAAGTCAGCCGAACAGGCGGAAAGGGGAGAATAATTTGGCTAAAGTGATGACTTCTGAGGGCGGTGTCCTCTCTACCCAGGTGATTGCGGACAAGCCCAAGCGTCCTCCGGGGACAGCGGCGCCGGTCGATATGAAAGCCGGGGTAGGAGCCGCTCCGCCGATCGTGGATGGACCTGGAGAACGAGCGGATCCGGAAGCAAAGCCTGATGAGGTAAAGCCCGATGAGTCAGCCATTGAGCCGGAGGATAACGACCTACCGGAACGAGCTCGGCGTCGGATCGGCAAGTATTCGGTGGCCGCGAAACAAGAGGCGGCACTGCGTCAAGCGGCGGAAGCGGAGGCCGCTGAAAGTGAGCGTTTTGCCGAACAGCTCTTCAACGAGCGGGAGGAGTGGCGCAAGAAAGCCGAAGCGGCAGAAGCGAAAGCCGCTCAAGCCGAACAAAACAAGCCCAAGGCCCCTGAATTCATCGCACCCGATGAAAATGACCCCAAGTACAAGAACGACAAAGGGGAGTTTTTGTGGAAGCAGTTCTCCACCGATAATGCGGCGTATGAAGCGAAGAAAGCCATTG